TGCGTGTGCCGCCGCTGTGCGAGGTTGTAGTTGTGGAGTAGCCTTGCTATGCAAAAGATCACCACCGTAATGGCGATCATTATTTCGGATATGTATATCAATTTTTCCATAATCCTGGTTTTAGTTGTAATGAATAGCCCAGGCACTTTCGCCCGTAACTTTATGGCCGGTTGCCTTGGCGTGTTCGTATGCTTTTTTCCTGGCATTAGTATGGTCTTGCCATTCTTTTTCACAAACGTGGCACCTGAATATTGCATGGATTACCCACTTTTTAATATTGCTCATAATTAGCTGGTTTTGATGTGAATTAAATTTCTTCCGGAGAAAGCAAAGCCACGAATTGCCCCGCTTTGATTTCCCCAATTATGGTATACTCGGGGCGGCCGTAGGCATCAATCGCCAGCGTTACTACACCGTTTTTGATCCCTACCCGATCTACGGGCACATTGTACTGGTCTGCTATCTGCTGCTTCATTGCTTTGTTTTCTTCGACTACAATAACCAGCCCAGCATGGGCGGCAATGCGGTCGATCTGGATAATTCTCTTTAAGAGGGTGGACAAAAACCGGCTACCATCTTCTGGCCGCCGATTGTTGGCCCGGCTGCTTTCGCTCGGGCCAACGAATTTAATGAGGTCGGTTAAGTTCATTGGGCTTCCATTTCGGTGCAGTAAATGTATGTGTCGCGGTTTGGGTAAACGTCATTACCAACAACATACGGCCGGGGGTAGAACTCCCGCACAAAAGCTGCGGTGCAAAAAATTACATTTTTTTCGCCGTTGCTCTCCTTCCAAATTTTGTCTTGGTAGGCGGCTCTTTCGGCTTTCGTATCAAATGCTTTGAAAGATCGGATAGGCGCTTCTCCTCTTGTCCAAAATCCGTTGTCACTACTGCTTCCTTCGTGTGCGTAAAACATTGTCTTTTTATTTTCACCGGGTTTGTTTGTCTCCCGATTACCCTACAATATTACGCACCTTTGCGTTATAATGCAAGTGTTTCCCTGTTTATTTACGCAGAAAGGCGTAATTTTAACATTTACCCCACTAAAACAGGGCAGGATTCCACAAAAACCACTGTTTCAAACTAACCCCCACCACCCTATCCCCAATTCAGGGCACCCAGGTAGCGCAGGCATTTAGGTTTTCAAAAAACTGTTTCACTATTCGATCGGTAGGGATTCCAATAATACCTACGGTTTTGAGAAAAGAACCGGCGAGGGGCCAACCGGTCTTACCATAGTGTACTCAGGAATGTGAAAAAATGAATCCAAACTACCCCTCTAAATATCTATTGTACTGGCAGCACCACGGTGTACTTCTCGTACTTGCCGGGATTCAGCGCCAGCTTGTTCCATCCTACCAGATGCAGTATTTCGCCGCGAGGCAGATCCAGCCGCCGCAGGTACGCCGCCGCCATGGCCGGTGCCCGGTGCTGCCCGTTGCGGCAGTGCACGAAGGTGTTGCCGGTGCTCATGAGGTTGCTCACTACTTCGCCAGACTGCTCGATGTTGCCTTCGATGTTGAGGTAATAGAATCGGATGCCCAGCTCGTGGCACAGCTCGGCCTCCTGTTGTATGCTCAGGTAGCCCCGATCGGACTGGGTGTCACCATTCAGGCGGATGATGGTGCGGATGCCAGCTTTGCGGAGCGCTACCAATTCGGGCTGGTTCACCGATGCGCCCAGGTAGTTCTCGCCAGGCAGCTTGCGTAAGAACCGGACGTCGGTCAGTGCCGACAGGTCCACGGTTGCGGTGTCGGTGTCGGGGGGGCCTTCGGGTGTCTTCTTTTCACAGGTGGTTACCACCAGCCAAACTGCTACTACCAGCAAGAGTACGGTCTTGAAGGTTTCGAGTGGGCTTTTCTTTGCTTCGTTCATTAGAATTGTTTTGAATTTCACTTGAAAATTGATAATTGGTGTCGCTTGTACTGCTTCCCATACTGTTTGCGCAGCTGGTTGTCTTTCCGGTCGTGGTCGAGGTGGCACTTCTCGCAGAAGCAGGCCAGGTCGGCATCGGTCACGGCGGGGTTCCATTCGTCGTGGTTCAGGTGGGCGGTGGTGAGGCGGATCACGATTATCTTCCTGCCCATGGCCCTTTGTATCCGGTGGCGCAGCTCGTTCGCTTCGCGGTAGTTCTCCCCCACTATGAGGGTGTTCATCGTTTTATTTTCCCCGCTCCGGTAGCCAACTGCGTAGCGGGGCACGCCGCAGCTTTCGCACATGTACTGGGCCCGCTCCATTATCCTGGCCACAATGTGTGGCCAGTCTGGCGGGTAGTTGCTGCGCTTAATCGGCATCTACCATCTTAATTACCGCCGTCACCTTCCCAGGCATTTCGGCGAAGTCGATACTGTGTACCGGGAAACTGGTGATGATGATCACCTGCACATCTTGTGGCCAGGCCATCGCAAAGTTGATCAGGTTGATGATGGCATCGCGCTCCAAATTTTCTGCGATGTAGGCGGTGCCACTGTCTTCTTCGTAGGTGTAGTAAGGCCACTCCTCCATTGGGATGATTCGCTCGACGAAGCTCAAGCCGGTCAGTGCATTGGCGTAGGCTGCTTTTGGGGTGTTGTCTGGCCCGGTGATGATTGTTACTGTTGCCATGGTTATGGTATTTTTAAGATGTTTAGATTTAGACTTCGCCATTTTTCTCTAGCCCTACCCAAATAGAAGGAAGGAGGGTTTTCACTGATGATGCAAATGGTGGGAAGTCAGATATAAGCCCTCTTACCAGTCCTTCGATTGAAGAAATAGTCACCCTTTCAAAGTTCTTGCCTTTCTGGTGCAGCTTATTCTCGACTGCTTCTATTTTGGTCTTATCATCCGCGCTAAACATCTTTGCCCCGGCCAATGTATAGGCTGTCATTACTCTGCTTTTGTTTCCGAATCTGTAGAAGTACCGGCCTTCGTCGGTTCTCAAAACAAAACATTCATCTGTTAAATTTTTCATATTACGCTGCATTTTTTGCGAGCTGCAAAATAGCTGCTCAGGGTTTTCAATAGATCCCAGCTGTCGCGCTCTGAAACGAACGCAGCAACTGAGTGAGGAATCCGGGGATTTTGAACTGGCACATCCATGTACCCCCCCTTCCTGGTGACGTCTTTGAAGATGCGCAGGATGCAGCCAGATTCGTCGGCGTATAGTTGCACCCTGGGGTTTATGTCTTGCTGGATCATAGGAGGCGGATTTGCCGGTTCACGGTTTCGCTTTTTTTGGCGCGAAGAATATCCATCAGCATGTTGACGCTGATGATTTGGCCTTCGAGTAATTGCAGCAGATCTATCTGTTCCTGCAGGATGGCCAGGCGGATGTCGCGGCTGTACGCATCAGTGCCGGGTTCGCACCTCACTTTTGCCTGCAGCTCTTTGATCTCGCTAATTCTGCGTTCGTTGCTGATTTTCATGGTTGATGATATTTTTGGTGAATTAATAATGAACAATGATGTACCCATCAAACGGCGTCAGCCGCTCGCCATCCACGTTCAGCTCCAATGCTTTGTTGGTGCAGTGAGCAATGCGGTGGCCTGGTGCCGTGCCGTGTATGTGGGTGCCGCCACAGTATGGGCATTCGTCGGTTTCCATGGCGCCTTGCTTGCGGCGGATCACCGGGAATTTGCGCCCGCTTTGAGTTTGAACTTCAAACATTTTCATTTTGCGTTTTTTTCGTGGCTGAGGCAGGGTTGTGTTTTTGGCAAAAAGCCCACAACCGCCCATAACCGGAGTTAATTTATTGATTTACAATTAGTTGAAAACACAACTTTGGCGTTTTTTCGGTTGCACGGTTGTGTTCAAATGCAACCCGGTTGTGTTTGGTTATGCAGAACACAACCAGCCCACAACCGAAAACACCCCCAAACACAACCGATCGGCAATAGGTTACTTTTGTTATTTGCTTGGTTTTCAATTGATTAACTTTTTTAAAGAATTAAATTTTGTTGGTTGCATTCGGTTATGGGCGGTTGTGGGCTTTTTGGGCTTCCTTCTATCGGTTGCAAAAAACAGCTGAAAAACCAGGTACAGAAAGTTTTAACAATTGTTGTTTAAAACAATTTTAACACTTTCCCAAAGCCTTAATGCTCGTATTCTACGTGGGTACTGATCGGCAGATCAAAGTTCATGCGGGTCATGTCGAAAGCCATGCAGCGCTTGGCCGTTCCGGCAAACTTCTTGGCTCTTACATCCCCGATAAAGGCAGGTGATCCTGCCAGGTAGTAGCGGATGGCTTCCTTGTTGAGGCCACTCTTGCCCCCCTCCTTCCGGATCTGCTCTTTGTAGAATCGGAAGCTCTTGGTCATGGTGAGGAACAGCACCTTGCGGTCTTCCTCAAAGCTGATCTCTATCGTGTCGGTTTCTTTGCCTTTTGAATCTCTGACTTTCAGGGTGCGCATCTCCTGCACCAGGATGTCGTCGTTGTGCAGAAGGTCGTTCTTGGCAATGTAGTACTGTAGGGTATCCCACCAAACGGCCAGGTCGTCTTCTTGCCCGATGCTATTGCTTTGCCACAGTAGGTTTTGTAGCGAGAATTCCAGCAGGTCGGCAAACTTGAAGCCCAGCGGCTCGCAGCGGTCGATGATGAACGCGGTAGATAAGGCCACGGCGTAGTTGTTTACCAGGCGGTCCAGTACTTCTTTGCCCTGTACCATTCCTTTCAGCTGGCCCCTTACGTCGTAGTATACTTCGTCGAAATCGGTCTTGATGATCTCGCGGTACGACTGCATCTTCGCCGTTATTTGCGACAAGCAGCCGGTCTTTTGCAAGGCCATCAGCGCATCGCCTGCGTCCAGCTGTTCCTGGGTGCGCTTCACGTCGGGGAAACTGCAGGTGATGCAGCGGGTATACATGGCAATGTCTTGCACCATCAGCTCCTGCCCGGTGATCACCAGGCCGCTGTTCACCTTGGTTGTCACCGTGCGGTTGTCGGTAGTGGCTACCCCCTTTTCCCGGCCTGCACCGTCGTAAGCGTTCTTAAGACCTTGCGCCCGCTTGAAGTCGATGTCGTTGCTGTACTCGTCGAACCAGGCTACCCCGTTGCGCACCTGGGCCATGCGGCGGAAGAAACCTACGTTGGTGCCATCGTTCAGGTTATAAGGTCGGCGGGCATGGCCAAACATGTAGGATAAGGACCAAGCCAGAAACGACTTGCCGCAACCCGGAGGGCCAAAACAGTTGAGGTGTGGGAAACAGTCGTTGCGGTCGTAGATGATGTCGCGGAACAAGGCCGACAAGTACCAGGCCACTCCCATCATGCCGTTCTCGCCGTGTATCGTGGCCATCATGGCCGACCACTCGGTGAACGATGGCGCTTTGATGGTATCGATGTAGATAAAGTTCTGCTCTGATTCGTAGCTGTTGTCTTCGTCGTCGCTCAACATGGTATCGTCGTCGTTGGCGAATGCGGGCAGGAAGAACTTGGCGTCGTCGAAATTCACAATTCCGTTTTCGCTGGCTTCAATGAATTGGCCACCAGGCCCGACAATACCATTCACAAAGGCATAGAAATCTTTCTTCGCATGGCGGCCCAGGGTTGTTATGGGGTAGCATACCTTCATCTCATCGTACAGCTTCCGCTTCACTTTGGTGAAGTGCTCAGGCCGGAAGGTTTCCAGGAACAGGTAGTTGCCCCGGCGTTCCACTTCCTTGCGGAAAGCAGTCATTTCCACAAAGCTGTCGCTATCAATATTGGCAGTGAACTTGGCGCCATAGATGTTCTTAATCTCCACCCGCCGCTCCGACTTGGCGGAACCTACCACCAGCATCACCGGCTCCACCGAGAAATTGCTGATCGGGTAACCTTCCATATCCTCGTCGCCCGACACCCAGTACTGGTGGTTCTTAATGTAGAGGCCATACTTCTTAATGTCGCTTTGCTGCTGGGCACTCAGGTCTGGCTTGTTGTTGTCGCGCATGCGCTTTTCCAGCTCGGCCTTCACTGCGTCTTCCAGGGCATTCTTGTGCACCTTGCCGAAGTAGTTGGTGGTGAGCAGCTCGCGCTGATAATGGTCGCGCAGCATTTCCTCGTCGAGCATGCTGATCATGCGCCCGGCCAGGCTCACGGCAGCGTGTTGGCGAAAGATGTCTTTGTCGTTCCATTCCTCCATCGCGCGCCACATCAACCCGTCCTGGCTCTGCTCCTCCACCACTGCCTCGAATGCAGCTTTGCCGTAGCGGCGCAGGAAGTTGTCGGGGTCGTAGCGCTTCATGCCTGCTTCCTGGTCTTCGGCTGTAGGCTCGTTGAAGAAGCAGACCTGCACCCGCAGCCCGATGGCAATGGCTTCTTCTACCGCGTTGCGGGCAGCCTTATAGCCGGCGTCGTCGCCATCCATCATCACTGTCACGGTGTTGGTGTAGCGCTTAAGCAGCTTCAATTGGCCAGCAGTTACCGCGGTGCCACCGGTGGCTACAGCGCGGCGAACATCGTAGTCGTAAGCGGTAACCACGTCGGCCATGCCTTCAAAAAGCAGGGCCCCAACCTGCTGGATGGTGCGCCGGTTTTGCCAGATGCCATACAGCAGGTTTCTTTTTTCAAATACCAGGCTCTCCTGGCTGTTCTTGTACTTGGCGCTGTCGGGGTGTGCAGTACTCAGTTTGCGCCCGGTGAAGCCTGCCACCCTACCCTGGTGGGTGAAGATGGGAAAGAGAATTCGGTCGCGCAGGAAGTCGTACCAGATGTCTTTGGTTTCGCTGTGCTTAATCAGGCCCAGCTCCTGCAGCAGTGCCTTGCTGATGGTGGTTTGTTTGGCCAGCACGTTGTCGTTGGGCGACTGCACAAGCCTGAACGCCTTGATGGTTTCGCCGCTCCAATCTCTCCCGTCAAAGTGGTATCGTTCTTTGAACTCGATCACCGCACCATTCTCGTAGCGTTCCAGGGCTGCTTCGTTGGCCAGGTAGAGTTCTTCCTTGCGGTCGCGCTCCTGCTTAGCTGCTTCGATCAGCTCTTTGCGGTCGCCGCCCTGGTACTGTACATTAATTTTAGATTGTGAGGCAATCCATTCCAGGGCTTCGGGGTAAGTAAGGTTTTTGACTTCCATCACCAGGTCGGTGACGGACCAAGTTTTTCCAGCACAATGCGAGAAGCAGGTGCCGTAGTTGTTCTTTGCCGAGAAGTTGGCATCGGTGCCACCGTGGACGGGGCAAGTGGTGCGACGCTGGCGGTTGAGCTGGTGGCCCAGGCATACCAAAGCCTCCTCCATGTTGAGGCTATCTTTGATCTCGTTGGCGTTTGCTATCATCATCGTGTCTTTTCTTCTTTGGAAAAAGTGGGGAACGGGCATCGTACCCATTCCCCAGCCGGATGATCAATAGCAATAGAAAAGCGTTGGCCTCCAATCGGACAGTGCTCTCCTACCCCTCAGATCATGCCGGGTAGCAATGTAATTGGTAGGACATCTATCGCATAGGACAGATACTACCGTGATTCAGCTTGGTATGTTGGATGTATGTGAAGGCGGGAATAGCCCTTGTGCCTTGTTTGGGTTGCCTCTCTTGGCTCTCAAAAAAACGGGCGGGGGCTCTCACCTCCCCGCCCGGGGGAATAAAAAACACCTAAAAACCCTAATCTAATTCAGTGGGATCAGCTCCCAGGTTCTGTTCACCAGTCGGGGCTGGTATCCCATATCTTTCATTCGCGTCAGCGAATGGTTCATGCGGCGGGTAAACTGTTCTTGCCGCTTGACTTTGGTATCGCTACCGATGCGGGTGTTGGATTCGTAGCAATCGTACTGCCGCTTTGCGTCGGCGTAGAAGCGAAGTTCTTTCAGGAGGTCTATCGGGTAGTCTCCTTCCATTTCTTCGTTTGTAGGTGTGTAGCTAACATTAGCTACCCCTGCGGCAGGTTGGGTGCTGGTGGCTGGTTCCACTGTGGCCCGCTGGAAGAAGCCAATAGGCTGCACCGAGGTAGGGTAGGCGGCTTGTGCCCGGTTGTTTCCTGGGCTGTTGTTGGGTATCTGGAAGTACCTCGATTGGCCGCTTCCTTGCTGCCCACCATCTCGGCCAGTTCGGTCGGGACCATCGCTGCCACCAAATACAGCTGCTTCCTTGCTCAAGCCCTGGTCGTAGATGCCGATGAAGATGAGGCAAAACAGCTTAATGATCTCGCCCAGGCCCGCAAAGCCCATAGCGTAGCTGCTGTTCGTGCTGGTTTCATCTTCCCATTCGCTGCGGATCACCGTATTGCGGTCGGTAGCCGCCGACAATTCCGCCGTGCGGCGTTCCTCAATCATAGCCATCATCTTCTGGCTTTGCATGATGCTGCGGTTTGCGTCGCGGGTGATGCTGCCTTTCCACTTGGTTTGCTGCATGTGCTTGATGTTTTCCTGGTGGGGTAGGAGGGCAGTGTTGTAGGCAGTGTTGATGCTGTCCACATTCACGAAGCTGGCTTCGGCAGGGGTGTAGCTTTTGCGCAGCTTCTCGTTCAGGAGCGGAGCGCCATTGATGGAAAGGAACACCGAAAAGCCCATGATGGCCAGGAAGCCGATCACCTTCACTGCGAACATGCCTTTGTCGGCACCGTCTCCGGAGAATACCCCGGCCTGCATGTCGTCGATTGCGCCTTTGCCAAGGGTATAGCTCAGTACTTCAATCAGGGTGACAACAATGGCAACGACCAGGACTACGAGTATCCAAGGTGCGCCACTGCTGGCAATGCGGAAGTATACGTTGCTACCCTCGGTGAAGGCAGAGAGGCAAGAGGCTAGGGGGTAGGCCACAAAAGCTACCATCACCCATAATCCGTAGTTGCGGGCGATGAAGCTGTCGCGGTCGGCGGCTTTGCTGGTTGCCCGTTGTTTTTCTCGTTCGATAATTGTACCTTTGTTACTCATTAGAATTTGTTTTAGGAGCCGCCTGCTGTACGAGAGCAAGGCGGCTTCGCTGTTTTTATGAATGTTGAAGTTGGTGAAGAAATCCCCTCGCTTTGCCTCTTATATCCTCGCTCGGCTGGACTAGGCTCGGGGACCTCCTCGTTTTTACTTTGTAAAAAACCGAGCCGCTGATGGCTCGGTATAAAAGCATTAACTAACAAATTGTAATCCCATGATTCTTTATGCTGTCTCCTCGCTCAGTCGAATGAGTACTTGAGGAATCAGGCTTAGGATGGTGCCGTTTTTACAGCCGGCTACCATTTCAAATTTCTGTATTTCGTCGAAGGTCCAACGTGACGTGAGGTTGATCCTAGTCGTCATAGTATATGGGGTCCATTGCAAATCTCGGAGAAGGTCTTCTTTCATGGCCTCGGTCATGTTCTTACGTTTCCATTCTTGTAAAGGAGTAAGCCGCGGAGATGTGGTCATATCGTTATTAATTTGATTAAATTTGAATTCCTAAATTGATGTAACAAAAGTATTTCAATTTAAGTGAAAAAACAAGTTAACAAGTGATTTTTTTATAAATAAAACGGAAATGGCAGTAGGGGACAATATTCGCTATTTAAGAACTAGCAAAAAACTAACCTTAAATGATCTTGGGCAGGAACTTGGAGTGGTTGCGTCTCAGGTCAGTGCTTATGAAAATGGCAAGAGTTATCCAAGCTATAGTGTATTGATCAAACTCATGGAGTTTTTCAATGTGACGGCCAACGATCTTGTCATGCGAGACCTCGCCAAAGAAGGGGTAGAGCAGCCCAACCAGCAACTCATCGACGTGGATATGAAACACATCATCGGCATGTACCAACGTGAGCTGGAAAACATGCGGTCGAAGATCGAGCAGGAGAAGGATATTCCAGGATTGATGGACGAGCTGGAAAAGATTTCGCCAGCGGCAGTACAAAGCATTAGAAAAAAATACAATATATGAGATGTTGAATTTATTATTACATATTCTTTTTTTATCTCGTTCTAAACCTGAATTGTATGAATCCCCTATTGATTTTGATACTGATCGAGCTTATTCGAAACGAAAAAGCCTGTCGGGAAAAATTACTGGTCGCATTACAAAAACGGTATGGAGAGGAGCTAGAGCGAACAGACAAGTAGATCCGCCTACTACACACACACATCTTTTAGCCCACCGATATGCGCATATCGGTGGGCTTTTTTGTGTCGGATAGCGTAGACAATGCCGTAGACAAAACGTTGTCTACGGCCAATAGCAATAGATTGAAAACCAAGGGGGTACGGTGAATGGGGTAGAATCCTGTTCTGGGCACAATTTCAAAAAATCCCAGCAATTCCAAGGGGTTGCGGGTGTCCATAGACAATAACCGGGTTTCGGCTTGTCTACGGGTTCAGATTCACCGGACCTCCTAACAACTTTGAGCATGTTAGGAGAAAAAAAACTTTTTGCCTTTCAGGGGCGTACCTTCAAATTGTACGCTCCGGAAGACCTCGGTAAGAAGTGGTTCGTGGAATGGTACGACGCCGGCAAGCGGCAGCGGAAATACGGGAACATCAATTCGGAAACCTCGTACAAAGGCCGGCTCGTGCTGGCGGAGCAGTTTGCGCAGTCGCTGGCCAACGAGCTGACGCCGGTGAAGACGGTGGACCAGTGCCAGGTGGAAGACCACATCCAGGGCATGGCGGCACATTGCCGGGCCAGCACCATCACCAACGTGGTGGGTATTGCCAACCAACTTTTCACCTGGCTCAATGGCCGGCAGCTGGATAGGGTAGCGATGGAGGAGTTTTTCGCCCACGTTGGCGCTACCCGCCACACTACCACCTACAATGTGTACCGGCAATGGCTGTCGAAAATCTGCGACGCCATTGATCGGCCCAACCTGTTCATCAACATCGAGCCGGTGAAGACGATCAAGACGCCTGCCCGGTTCTTCCAGGCCCACCAGGTAGCCCGCCTGCGCGACGAGATTAGCGCCTGCGATCCGCAGCTCTGGCTCTACATCCAGTTTGTTTTCTACTGTTTCATCCGGCCATCGCGGGAACTGCCACCCCTCAAGGCGGGCGACATCATGTTGCAGGACAGGGAGATCATTATCCGTGGCGCCCACTCGAAGAACAAGAAAACCCAGTACGTGGCCATTCCCGATTCCTTCATGCCAGCGCTGTCGTTCGTCTACGATCTGGGCCCCAACGAATACATCTTTCCCGGCTGCCACGATCCCAGAAAGCCGATCGGGCGGAATACCATGTCGCAGCGGCATCGGGATATTTTGCGGCGGCTCAAATTCGGATCAGACTATTGCCTCTACTCCTGGAAGCATACCGGCGCGGTGATGGCCATCAAAGCGGGCATCGGGGTGAAGCAGTTGCAGATCCAGCTGCGCCACCACTCGCTGGATGAAACAGATAAGTACCTGCGCCAGATGGGGGTGCGTGATGTGGGGAATTTGCGTAGCGACTTTCCGGGGATATGAAAAGGGAAGCCCCGGCGGTGCACCAGGGCTTCGGATACCAAATCATGAAAAACAGCAAGTAGGGGGAAATTCGTTGACCTGGCTAGAAACTTGCGTTTCGTTCCAGGCGATAGTCTTCGTCGAGCGCGTCGCGTACCTGGCCAGTCATCACGCTGAACTGCTTGCGCTTGATGGTTTCGGTCATTTCGCTCTGGCTGCGGGCCAGTTGTTGCACCGCATCTTTCAGGAAGTTGAGGTCGGGACCGCTGCTGCCTGGGGTAGTAGAGCCCGCAAAGTTAGCGAATCCACCTTCCTGGTAGCCCCGTTTGCGCATGTTTTCGAGCATCCCGATCATCTGCCCGGCTTGTGGGTGGCTGGTCATCCAGGCGGGGGCTACCCATTCGTTTTCGTGTACGGCTCCTACCACCTTGCGGTTGTTGTTGTCGCGGAAAAGGCCACTGGTGCCGGTGAATCCACCATCGTAGAAGCCTTGCTTGCGGATCTGGTTCACGGCTACTGCCGACTGGGCCAGCACGCCACCGATTTTCGCACCGGCAATGATGTTGCTCAGGCCAGGGAAAAGGATGTTGCCCGGGTTGGCTTCGGCGTTCTTGATAATGGCCATAATGGCTTCGCGGGTATCTATCAGCACCTTGCCAATGGAAAACGCCTTCAATGCGGTGGCATTCTTCTTGCGTTCGCCTTCTTCGCTTTTCAGCAAGGCGATCACCCCACCGGTGAGTTGGCTCAGCGACTGGAACCCTTTCTCGCTCAGTTGTTGCCGCACTTGCTCGGTTCGTCGGGTAAGTTCCTGGCGTTGCTGCTCGTAGTTGCGCTGGGCTTCCAGCTTCTGGTTTTCCAGGGCGACGTAGGCGGCACTTTCTTCGCCGAACTGCTGTTTCAGGAATTCCATTCTGCGGGTGTAGGCTTCCTGCTGCATTTGGTAGCGTCGGTCTTCGTATTCCTGTTCGGTGACCAATCCCCGGAGGAACTTGTTTTTCAGTATTTCTTCCTGGGCGGTAATGTCTTGTTCCGATTCGCCGGTGCTGGCCACGCTGGCAGGGGGGGAGGTGGTGCCCAGTGCTGCCACTACACCTGGCTGTTTTGCCCGTGCTGCGCGAGCTTTGGCCAGTTCTTCGGCTTCTATTTCGGCTGTTTTTTCGGCGGTGGCTTTGGCAGTAGTGCGGATGGTCTTATCGTCTGGTGGCGGGGCCAGCACTTTGGCCACCTCTTTTCTCACCTCCACATCTTTCATTTCTTCCAGGTAGGCTTCGCGGTAGGCTTTGGCAGCGCTCATGCCTTCCTCGCTCAGTTGGTTGCGCTGCACGCGAAGGGCGGCAATTTCCTGGTTCAGCTGCTCGCTGGTTTTTCCGAAAGGGTTCAGCTTTTCGGCCTGCTTCACCAAGATGCGCAGGTCGAGCACCAGGCCCTGGAAAAAGTTGCTGATGTTTTGCCCGATCTGGCGCATGGCTGCCTGTACGCCTTTAGCAGTGGCCGGCAGTTGCTCGAAAAACTGCAGCACGAGTGCAGCGGTATCGTAGAGGAACGTTTTTACTCTGGTAATGTAGATGCTCAGGCTACCCGAGGCATCCTCGAAGCTTTTGGCCACATCGTTCTGCGCGCGTGCCAGGTCTTGGTTGGCGTCCAACTGATCGATCAGGGTGGCGGTATAGGTGTTGCTGCTGTCGATTAGGCCGTTGAGGGCATCGTCGGTGAGGTCGAGCTGCTTGATGAACTGGATACCGGCATCTTCACCGGGCCCGCCAAAGATGTCGGCCAGGGCTTGCCCTACGGCTGGCGAATCGTCTTCCAGCATGCGCAGGCGTTTCTGCACCATGGTGAAGGCACCACCTATGCCATCTTCATCGATGGCTTTGGCCACTTGCGCGCTATCCAGGCCGATGGCGGTGAATGCTGCTTTGGTGGCCTTGGGCATTTCGCGCACGCGCAGGGTGAATTCCTTCACCAGGTCGACGCCCTTGTCGGAGAATACGCCCTCCTGGGCACTTTGCGCCAGCACGGCAATCATTTCTTCTCCAGAAAGGCGTGCTTCGCGGAAAAAGGCAGGGTATTCGCTTAGGCTGTCCAGGAATTCGCCAGACCGGTCGGCACCGGCCAGAAAGCCTTTTTCGATCAGGTCGAGCGACTGGGAAAAGTCGCCGGTGAGCTGCTTGGTGAGGGCATTGGCGGCCTTGAGTACTTCGTCGTTATCCTTGCCGAAGGTGGTCGCTATTCCTGCCAGGCGGCTGGTGTAGTCGTCGAGGTCGTCGCCGGTGGCGTTGGTGAACTGCTGGATGCCGCCGCGCAGCTTTACGAATTGTTTCGTGGTTTCGTCGATGCTGCGGAACAGGTCGGCAAACCATTGCAGCACCTGCAGCACAAAGAGGGCTTTGAAGGCAGTCTGCACCCCGATCACGCCTTTGGCCATGCCTTCTGGCAGCCGGATACCGGCAATGCGCACTTCCTCCATGCCCTGGCCTACGCTCTTGGTTTGGTCGCGGATGTCGCGCAGGCGCTGGGCTACGTCTTTAAGTTCCTTGGTAACTTCGATGAAGCGCTGGGTGCCAGGTGCCAGGCTTTTTAGTTCCCGGTTCAGTTCCCGGCTGCGGTTGATGAGCTGGCCCATATTGGCCCCGGCCCCGCCCAGCTTGGTGAGCTCGCCGTTCAGTTCGCCAGCGCGCTTTTGCAGCTGCTTGAACTCGTCGCTGTTTTCCTTGCCGGCGCGCTTCATCTTCTGCATCTCCTGGTTCACGCGCTTGGTTTCATCCAGCAGCTTCTGGTAGGCCCGGATACCTGCCTGGGCTTCAATATCGATTACAATCTGGATGTTATCTTTCCTCGTAGCCATCTTAGAAATATTTGCGAGCGCCACCGCCCCTTTTCAGGCGCCACAATAGTGCCTCTTTGAATGATTCCATGGTCTTGTCGCCCATGCTTACGATCAGTTGTTCTTCCAGGGCTTGCAAGGCTTGGAAAAAGTTGTTGTTGTACCAGGGTCGTGCTTTTGCTGGTCCTTTTCGCTTCATCATGCCTCGGGCAATGCCCCAGGCTATTTCGTTCTTCCGGCGTTCCTCGGTTTTGGGCTTCTTCTTGTTGGGTCGCGGATCTGCGCCAAAACTGGCCACCCCACGTGCTTCAATCCACTCCATCAGCTTAGCCACCGGTGGCTGCGCGTTCCAGCGTTTGCCCTTCATGTCGAGGTGGCGGCCATATTCCTCGAAAGCGAAGGAAAGGGAGTGTACTACTCTGCCCACGTCGCTTTTCTGCTCTACCGACAGGCTGTTGATCAGCGTGCGGGTATTCGTCAGCTTCTGCGCCCGAATAGCAGCTGTAAGGATGCCGACCGCCTCCACTGCGAAGTATTCGCCAGCGTCTTCCAGCACTTTCAGGGTGGTATCGTCGAACGGTTGTTCCATATCACGAAATTAGCCACGAAAAAGGGTAGGGGTTAGTACAAAAAACAGCCCTGACCATTGCCAGGGCTGCCCAAAACATAATCCTATGATGAAAACTTCGCTTACTAAGCTACCAGCGCCCTGCTTTCGTAGACTTTCTGCAATTCGACCAGGCGGGCTTTGGTGTCATCCCCGGCCCCTTCGTCGTCGATTGCAGTGAGCAGTAGCTGAATGATCACCACTGCTGCGGTGTCTGCGTACTGCTGGTTTTTCAACAGTAGGCCCAGGATTGCGCGCAGAAATACAATGCCATCCTGGTCGCGCAGCAAATTGCGCAGGTATTGTTCCATTTGGTCGGTGTTGCCCGGGTCGGCATCAGTAAGGATGTCGGCTACCACGAAGCTTTGGTTGTTCACTACCGACAGCAGCACCCGCACGTTTTCGTTGGTGAGCTGGTTAATTTTGGCAATGAGTTCAGCCTGTGCGCCCTGCCTGAATGGTCCAACCTTGAGCAGCTTGTTGAAGATTTCGCGCAGCTGATCCCCATCGTTGGGGTTGGCATCGCTCAGGGCGTCAACAGTGAGTTTTGAACTCTCGAGCAATCCGGTGGCCATCAGGCGCTGCTCGGGGTCGGTAATCTTTGGCAGGAAAAGCCCGGCCAGTTGGGTAAGTAGCTTACTAATCAGTAAGCCGATGCCCCGCAGTGGGGCTTTGTAATCAGATTTCGCCATTGTCTGGGTATTTATGAGGGTTAGAAAAATTAAAGGATCACGGCGCCGTATTCCTGGTATTCGTCGCCGTTGCAGGCTGCTTCTTCGGCGTCGGTGATGCCATCGCCGTCGGTGTCCTGGGTCAGTTCGTTGCAGGGGCTATCCCGGTAGGTGGGGTAGTCGTCGAGGGTTGCGTACAGCTCGTTTTTCAGTAGTATTTCGTAGGCAGCGGCATTCTGTTCGGCGCGGGTGTGCATTTGCTGCATACTGGCTTTCAGGTTGCTGCTTTCGTTCATTCCGTACTGGTTTTCCATTACCCGCCAGCCGTCGCCATCGTTCACGAAGTTTAGGTCGGGTAGGGCGAGAATCACGGTATATTCTGCCAGTAGCTGCTGCACCAGCGGCAATATGCTGGCGTTTTCGGCAGTCAGGGTATTGGTGGTGTGCTGGGTCTTCAATTCGTCGAAGAAGGTGCACAGCATAGGTTTCAGGTAGATAGCTTCGGCCTTGCGGATGTAGGGGCGCAGGGTGGTATAGGCTCTCCGGCTGGTTTGCAGGTTGTAGAAGCGTTGGAACTTCCGGGCGTTCGGGATAAGCAGTTCTTTGCTTTCCGTGTAGGCTTCGGAGTTCAAAAACGTGTCGTAGTCGGGATTGAGCGCAATCACCTGGCTTTCCATGTGTGCCAGGGCCATGTCCAGGTATCGGTAGGCGGTTTTCGCCACTTCCCAGCGCGAGATGTTGAACACCCACTGCCGCACGGGGGTGATGTCGCTGGCGGTGGTTTCGTTGGTGCCCGCATCGCCTACCCGTATATTCAGCTGGGGCAGGGCCAGGTAGATGGCATAATGTGCCAGGGCGGTGCGCAACAGCCGGAAGGTGTAGGCTTTGGTGGCGTCTGCGATGGTGCCATCAGTCTGGTATTCGTCGTCCAGCTCGGTGTAGAACGCCAGACCGATGGCCGGAATGATGTCGCTGTCTTCGGCTTGCTGCACGAAGGGTTCAATGGTACACCATTCCATGTTCCGATTGATGGCCGGGTAGAAGGTTTTGAACTCGGTGTGCTTCACCTGGGCATTGGGGCCAGCATTGGCGTCCGTGATCTTGAACAGCATAGTTATTCGTTTACGATTGGGTCAGATTGCCCGTTCGGGTTTTTGTCGGTGGTGGTCAGCTCGATGTTGCGAAAACCTAGTTTGATGGTAGGGTCTAGCTTCATCGAACGCCAAACCAGGTTGTAGGGCTGCAATAGGCATTTCCGTGGGGCAGGGGTAGCCGAAATCTGCCAGAAGTTGTACAGGTTCCGAATTTCCGAGCCGCTGGTCATCTTGGCGCCAGTAGCCAGGCCCGCCAGCACTGGGGGGATGCCGTGGGCGCTGGTATTGGCCTGGTTGCTGCTCTCGTAGAGTTTCAGCATGGCTTCATCTTTCAGATCCACTTGCAGGGGGACGATCTCCAATTCTGGCCATTCCTTCTGTAGGTGCTTGTAGAAGTGCTTCGTGATGATCAGCCCGCGGCCAGCATTGTCGGCACCGGCCAGGAAGCTGTTTATCTTAGATTTGAAGTTGCTTTTGGCCGCGGCAATGTGTGCCTGCACCTGGGTGGTGTCTTTCCGCTTGGCTTCGCTCAGGCTGCGCAGGAAGTAGTCTTCGGGCACTTTGATCACGTACCGGATGTTGAACCCGTTCTGCAAATTGCTTTGGTGGAACCGCGGGATCATGTTGGCCACCTTGATCCAGGTAGTAGATCCGGCATAGTGGGGGTCGTAGTAGTAGGGGCCACCCAGCAGGCGGTCGGCTCCTTGCAGCATAAATTTGCCCTGGGGCGTTTCTGCCTGGCGGTTGTATGCTGGGATGCGCAGCAACTCCTTCACTTCGCTCAAGCGCTGCGGGTCGTTCACCTTGCTCCATCCGCCAGACAACCAGAAAGCAGGGATGCGCCCGGTGGTGTCTTGCTTCTGCGCACGCACACATCGTGCTGGGTGTGGCTTCATGGTCACGATTTCGTCTGCACCATTGCGGATACACTCCACGTAGTACTGCCCATGCTTGAGCAGGTCGTTGGCCAGGTCTTCCATGCCTCCCCACATTTCTTCCTGTTCTCCCAGGAAGTCAGTGAATCGGGTAGGCAGTGCTACTTCTTCCAAGATACGTTCACCTGCAGTAATTACTTCGCGGTAGCCCATCAGGCCACCACCCAGGATAATATCCCGCTTGGTGCGGATGATCTGGGGCACGAAGGTATTCTCAGATAGCAATGCCTCGCGGTATTCGGGTAGGGCATTGTGTTCGCCCCAGAATACGATTTCACTGTTGCCCTGGCCCTGTGCGGTGTAGGTGCCCATCACCAGCTTCTGCCGCTGGGGCTCGAACTGGAATACCAGGCCGCCATCGGTCATCACCACATCATCGTCGTCGTACTTGATGTAGTCCTTATCCGTAATGCTTGATCCTCTGCTCATTGTATTTGATTAAGTGTGTCCACTTCGGGGTCAGCATTTGCCCGGTCGTGAGGTCTTGAATGGGTAGGGCATTGTGGTCCTTGAACTGCCAGCTGGTGGTGTTGGCTCGCTTGGGTTGGAATACCTTCTTGCCAGGCTTGGTGTACTTGGCTGCACTGGCTACCCGCTTGATGCTGCCGCGCTCCCCATTGCTACTGCTGTTCTCTCGCACAAACTCGATGCTGAACGTGTGCAGGCGCCCATCATCACCGATGCGCTCCATGTCTGCCAGTACTTCCGAGATGCTAATCCATTCGTCGTTCATAGTGCTAAGATGTGGACATCCGTGGCCCTGCAATAGGACAGAAAAAACGTTTCCAGCAGATATTAAGCGAAATTGAAAATCTATTTGGCTAAAAAAGCTAAGGCGCGCCGCTCCAATCTTGCAGAAGAAAGCAGTATGGTATTCTACCCCATGTATAAGGCTTTGAGCCTAAAGGGTTTCAATGCCACTTTCGATTCCACTGAACCCGCCAAAGTAGTCGTCATCGAGTAGGTAGAAGTACTTGTTGAACATCTTGTAGTCGAGGGTGTCGGTTAGGTGCGGTGCGTAGCTCTGGTTGTAGTTAATGTTGCGTTCATCCTTCTTATCCTTTTTGAAATCTTCGGTCACGCGGGTGGTGTCCAGGCTCACGATCAGGTTGGGGCAGGTGAACGCATTAATCTGAATCCGCGGGTAGTCGTCGATGCTTTCCTCGAAGATCGTGTTCATGAAGCTGTAGCGGCTTTTGTGCAGGGCGCTATCGCTGTAGCTCACCATCACCTGGGCTTCCCATCCTGCCTTCGACAGTTGTTCCCGAATCACATCGTAGAGGGTGGCGTCATCCATTTCTCGTGGGTTCAGCCCGGTGCGGTCGCCCCATACGCGTACCTGGCGGGTCGGGTGCTTGGCGAACACGCGGCAGAAGTCTTTCACGACGTCGGGCAGCTTCTTCACCTTGCCGGTCACGCGCTCGTTTTCGGTGATGTCGTTGGTGTCGAACTCGTGCAGGTAGCGTTCCACCTGGCCTTGTTCCTGGCTGACGGTGCAGCAGGTGTAGCGCCCACCAAAGTCGAAGGATAGTTCCAGGGGTAGATCCGCATCCAGGTCACCCAGGTTTTCGGCCACGTAGTGGTGGCGCTTCTCGTCGTGCTGGTAGTAGAACAGGAGGGGCAAGTCTTTCACGTTGCCTTCGTTCATAATCTCAATCATGAAATCGGTGTAGCTCAGGCTTGCGCGCTGATCTTCGATGTAGCTTTCACCCAGCACTGCCAGGTTGTCCAGGGCGGTAGCTTCCACCCATCCGTATAGCTTGGGGCTGGTATTCGCCAGCTTTTCGTATACCATGAACCAGCTGCCTTCTGCGGTGCGCGGGTGGCTGCTGTAGATGGATAGCATCTTCCAGTATGGGTTCCCCTTCCAACGATCCAGGCCGCGCAGGGTAGGCAGGATGATGTTGCGCACCTGCCAGCCGTCCAAGTTCAGGGCTTCGTCGATGATGCCACCATCGTAGCTTCGCCCCCTGTTCTTCTTGGGGATGCGGCCCATGCTGATCTTCTGGAATACAGTGCCATTGATGAGGCACACGCAGTGGCTGTAGTCTTCCAGCGCTTTGAAGGGTGCCTGAAAGTGGTCGGGCGGCTTCTGGTCGATTACGTAGTGGATGCCATCCTGTAGGCCGTGCAGTTGGAACACCTCGTGCACGTCGGGCATGATGTTGGTGTCAATGGCCTCGAAGGTAAGCGACAACACGAAGTGGCGGGACCGCGGCAATTGGTAGGCCCGGTCCAGCATGTCTTCTGCGATGCTGCGCGTCTTGCCACAGCCACGGCCACCTTTCAGCACCTTCACCTTTTTTACCAGGTCCAGGAATTCCAGGATCTTCGGGTTGTAGTACAGTTCTACCTCCTGCAGTGCCTTATTCTTCTTCGTCGCCATCGGTCAATTTCTTGAGGGCGGTGACATTGCTGGTGCGGCGGGTTTGTGGCAGGGCGGTATTGGCGCGGCTTGTATCGGTGCCCCGCTGATACAGCTGATACAGCTGGTCGATACTTTTGAGCGCGCGTTCGGCAGCAGGGTAGTCGGCATTGCGCATGGCGGCCTCGTAGGTGCGCTGGTGGCGTTTCTCCTGGATGATGCGCATCACGTCGCGGTTCATCTCGAAGAAGTCGCCATAGATCAGGCGGGCAGCATTCACCAGGTCGCTGATCTGCTTGTTGCCGTCCATCTTGAAGACCACGCGGATCTTCTCCCTGGCCATGTCGTTATCCGATTCCCCGTGGATGATGGCGAACACGGTGTTCACCTTGTCCAGGTACTTGGCATCTTCTTCGCTCAGTTCGTACTGATCGTTGAAGTGCGCCTGGATGCGCTCTGTTTGCGAAAGGATGCGTGCCACTTCCTCGGGCATCTCCTTGTATTTAACTTCCTTGTGTCGCATCTTCGTTGTTTTTTTGAATGGTGATGAACATCCGCACCTCCGACTTACGGACCACCAGGGCCCGCAGCTTGTCTTCTACGTCGGGTATCTTCTCCCGCTTCTTGTCGGTAGGGCGCAGGGTGTTCAGGTGAATCAGTCGCTTCTCCACTTTCAGTATGTGGCTACTCAGGCGGGCCCGTTCGGCCAGTGCTTCCTTCATGGTGGTGGGCATGGGTCCGAAGTCTTCCGCACCATCATCTGGCGGCAGCTGCCCGTATTTTTTGAGGTACAGCAGTTGGTCTTCTGTTCGCTTAATCTCTCTGGACAGCGCATCTATGCGGTCGCAGATCAGCGCCCGTGCGGCGTTGCCTTCGCTCCCGTCCGGGCAGGCATGGAACTTTTGGCTGGTCTGCATCCGCTGGTGACGAAGCTTGCGCAGTTCCAGGGTGATGTCGATCTCTTGCGACGTCTGCGGGGCCATGCTCATTGCGCGCTTTGGCTGCTCCATCCTTATCACCGTAGGCGCTGCCACGGGTGGTGGCGGGGTAGCGGCCGCTGCTTTCAGGCAGCGGTGCAGCGTGTCGGGGTTACCCGAGAATGGGCCCAGGATCAGCTGCGCATAGTGCTGGCTATGCTGGGCCATGGCGTATTTTGCGAATAGCGCCAGGCCAGCACTGTAGAGCCGGTGGGTGTCGGGTAGATTCAGATAGGTCTGCAAGTCTTCCATACTACAATGATAATGGACATATACGCGCAGGATTAGGACAAAAAAAGCCCCAGACAAATGCCTGGGGCTTGCGGTACAAACACGCTCATAATCCCATGAAGTTAGACTTCACTTGATTCTTCCGTCTTTGCGGTGTCTTCGGTTTCGGCTTTGCGGGTAGCTTTGGCCTTCACCTGAACACGTTCAAATTTTGCGCCCCAGTATTTGGGGTTCTTTTCAATTAGCCGTTCAATCTGGCTGTCGGTGATCGTATCCATGTTGTAGAGCCGGTCGCGCGAGAATACCCGCCCGAGGTTCGTGTCTACAAAATTATAACCAGGTGCTTTTGGTAGATTCCCCATACGGTTATACTGCAGGGGTGAACGATACCGCGCCCGAGTAGAACAAAGGCGTAGCGCCAGTATTCTCGAACGTCACAGTCACACCATTGGTGTCGGAAGTGATGACTTCCTGCACACCGCCTTCGGCAATCATGGCCGGGCTGTGCTCGGTGCCCAGCAATCGCTTAGCGCCATTCACGTCGCCGAAGCGGATCACGAACTCGCCGTTCAGCAGGGCGTTGATGGTATGGTCGATCAGGTCGCGGCTCAGGGGCAGGAATACCGTCAGCACGTTGCCGAAGGTTTGGTTTCCTTTGGTGCCTTTGCTGGTTGCGTTGAACTCAGCGGCGCCGCCAATCTTCCACTGATACCAGCGCTTGCCAGTATCTACCACCGCGTCGGTGCTGATGGTGTGGGTGTCGACGTCGGCAGCGGGGATGCTGGTTAGGTCACAGGCTTCAATTAGCTCAATGGTGGTGCTAATGCCCAGGGCATGTTGTTCACACGCCCGGCCAATATCTGCTACTGCAGCACAGCAGGTTCCGTCAAATGCGCTCATCTCTTTTGTTTTTTTCTTGGTGAAAAAATGGGGTTACCTACTTGACGAGCTTAATGATCCCCGAACGAATAGCCACCAGGCGTTCCAGTTCTGCGGGGTTCTTGAGTGCGTCTTTGGCCAGCTGCAGCACACCTTCGTTGATGTACTTGCCTACCGTGAAGCGGTACTTCTTGCCGTCGGCGGTGAAGGTTTCGGTGGGCACGGACTCGGGCTCGCCTGCTGGCTTTCCAGCAGGAGCAGGAGCAGCAGAAGCCTGCAGTGCGGCAATGGTGCCAGCTTGCTCGGTGATGAGCGCCCGCATTTCTGCCAGCTGTTCTTCTACCGTAATTTTCTTATCGTTAGCCATTGTCGATGGTCTTTTGAGTTTTGAAATTGATTTGAAAGCAGCGATCCAGTTGCCCGAATCGCTGCTCGTTCATTCTTGCTTACGCCTGGTCGTTCACGTACACAATACGGGGGTCGAAGATCAGGAAGCCAACACCCGACCAGAAGTCGCACCATACATCCAGGTTGCGGTGGTCCTGCTCCATCTCGAAGACAGAATCATCGCTGGGCTGATCGTAGGCGTAGTAGATGTTGCTCTTTGGCGTGAGCAGGATTCGCTGGCTGCCGGTCATGCCGGGGCAGCTGATCAGCTGGGTCATGCTGCCGTCGAGCTGGATCACATCCGGCGCATCGGTATCGGGGTTGTTCGGGTGGAAACCAGCAGCCAGGCGGTAGGCCCGGCGGTACATCTTGAATACCTCCGGAGAGACAAACATACCCATCTGCTCGGTGCGGTACTGCTCGCTGATGGCATCATCCATTGCTTCAATCTGGGCGATGATGGTGCCAGCGATCAGTGCGCCAGTAGTTACAGGGGTAAGTACAGGCACACCCGCACCCAGGTCGTCGGCGATGACCGTCAGCAAGCCGTTGAACATCTGCGCCGCCGTAGTCGGCGTAGCACTGTAGTCGCCGGTGAAGATCTGCTGGAACTCCTGCTGCGTCTTGATCTTGGTCGCCATCTTCTCCATAGCCCAGCGGGCGAATGGGTATTCGGTAGCCGACATCTTCGTTTTCACCTGGTAGCCCTTGTAGGTGTAGAAGTCCTGCTTGGGGCAAAAGGTCATTTCCGCCTTTTGAAAATGGCTACGGATGCGGATCGGCTTGCGCGCAATCAGGTCGGCAGCGGCGGTGAAGTCGCAAGCCCAGGGCTTCACGATGTCTTCCACGTCGGCCCATTCGAGCACCAGTTCGCCAATTACCCCAGCGTAGGGGGTGAAGTGTTGCAGCGACGGAGCGCCGCGGAGCATGATGTCCAGGATGTCGTCGCGATGGTCTTCGACGTACGCGCGAAACGCTGCAAGCTCAGTCCGGTCAATTGATTCAGCCATGATAGCTTTTACTTGTTTGGGTTAAAAAAAATGATTGCAGGTTGCAGTGGGCTATTTCCTTCCCATTGCTCTGCGCGTCGTTGCACATTGGTAGCGGAGCGATCGATCAGCGGGCGCCACTTCTACCTGGTAGGTAGCTGGGGCAGCCTGGTGCTTCTTGCGCAGCGCTTCGTTTTCAGCGGCCAGCTGTTTGTTGCTTTCCTGCAGGGCAGTGAGCGCAGTTTCGATAGCCGCAAATCGGTCTTCGGGTTCAGGATCTTCTACCGTGTCGGGCCCGGGCGTTACTTCGGCTACCGGCTCTACGTATTCCGCTACGGGTTCAGCCACAGGCAGGTCGGGCGTTTCCACCACTTCGGGCGTGTGCTCTGCGTCGCTGGTGAAAAACGCGGCCATGTAGGAGAAGAAATTCTCTTTGGTCTTTTTCATATTCAGGTTGATATTCAGCGATTCGCACATCTCGATGATCTTGTGCGGATTGCTGCGAATGAAGGTGAGTATATCGTCGTTCTCCTGCAGCCAGGCTACAGTGCGCACGGCAAATTTGTCGGTATTGAATTGCTGCGAAAATAGCGCATCGGTAGCGGCGCCAGCTTCTACCAGGTCGGTATACAAGTGGGCAGCGCCTTTGCTGGCATCGAAAGCTACGAACACGCGCTCGTTTTGGAATTTCACTTCTGGTTCGCCAAACATACTGGCATCGAGTTCTACCCGTGCACCCGTTTCGGGGTCGTACTGGTAGTGGCCGGAGTGCAGGAATACGATGCTGCTCATCACGAAGTCCGTGGCTTCTTCGGCCATGCTCAACATCCACTCGCGCATACCTGGGCTGGTGGGGCTTTTGTCGGCGCTTTCCAGCAGGTGCAGGTCGGCCACGGCCTTCTCTCCATCCTGGCGGAAGTTGCGGAAATAGCCCAGCTGCGTGCCCATGGTGGTATTGCTCATGGATGGGTGGCCGAAGCGCGCTTTCAGTCCGGTATTGCTGTAGTTCTGCTGGTCGTAGGCAATGAGATTGGCGATGAAGCTTTCCTCCAAATGTACACCATGCCCCTTGGCGGGTCCGGCCTGGGCCATCACCACGTCGCGGATAATACCAGCTTCGCGGTCGATCTTGTCGGGCGCAAACTGTAGGGGTAGTGGGTTAGATTTGAACCAGCGTTCCATACGTTTCGGTTGATTATAATGCAATTATAAGGTGGCCTTTTGGGCACCACTAGGACAAAAGCTAAAGCAGCGTGTAGAATACGTGAAAACCCAGCGCCTGCACACCTGCCAGCACCAGCCAAAGGCCTACGCCTGCCGTCCAGTATTGCCACCTGCGCAGCACCAGCTGGTTGTATACCGCCGCATAGCGCAGCAGGATAATCACCATGGCAATGCGCAGGAATCCGTGGTAGCTGGTTTTGGCCAGGTGCCAGGCGTCGGTGGTGAATACCAGGAAGGTGCTGCTGCCAAAATAGCGAGGCGTTAGCGGCTTCACCAGCTCACCATTCACCTGCTTCCACTTCTGCACCCAACTCTTATCTGGGTTCCAGTAGCTGGCATCCCAGTCTTTGGCGAAGCTGGTGGAGTAGTGGAACTGCAAAGTATCTACGATGCCATTGGCAATGCCTGCCAGCAGCACGAGTACAGCGATAGTGATGGTGTAGCGGTACATTATTCCAGTTCTTTGGCGGGTTCCACTGGCCAGCTGGTGGCGCAGTTCTGGTAGATGGTTCGGTAGCGGGGTGCGTAGCGTTCATCTTTCGACCAGTCGCCAGCAAACCACCCGGCAGGCGGTTTCACTGTGCTCTGCATTTCCGGCATGCTGAGCGGGCGGTTGCTTAGAATGCGGACGTCTACCAGCCAGGGGTCGGTATCTACTACAATGCCGCCTTCGGCTTTGTATCCACCGGGCACGCTGGCCGGGTGGGTGATCTCGATCTCTTGCACTGCGAGTACCTGGGAGAGGATCAGCATGCCGGTGAGCTGGTATTCGTAGCGGCAGCGGGCTTTGCCCACGTAGTCGGGCGTAGCGAATGCTGGCAATGTGGCTACGCTGCCCACGAAGGCTTCCTCTTGGGCGTAGGCTGCACTTAGGCCCAGGGCGGTGGGCTGTGCGAGATTCTCAGTGGGTTTGTTTGCCTGGAAGATGGTGCCGGGGCGGATGATTTCGGTGGCTACCAGGGCGATTAGTCCGAAGACTAGGAGGTAGAGGATGGTGCGGCTGTGTTTTAGCATGGTTTTGTGGTTTTGTGGTTTTGTGTTTGTGGTTTGGTTGGTTATGTTTTCACCATTCGGGTGTTCTTCAGCGTTACCATTGCACCGGGAATCCAGTAGGAAGGATGCCGCAAAATTGGCCTTTCGGTGCTATTACCATCCCACATTAAGTAAGTGATGCCATCCGGTGCTGGCAAGCTAATCCTTAGCATATTTCGCCCGTACAGCAGCACATTGAACAATCCTTCTCCTGCTGTTCCTGTCGCCCGCATCACCGAAGCATTGCCAGGATTAGCCGCCACGTCTACAAAGAAGTTCGTCCCATCGTTTCGGAATACTCGGTAACGTCCGGCAACTGTGGCCCCGTACCGCGCAACCATCCTTTGGTCAAGGTCTACCCCAAGTAACGCCAACAGGTTTTTCGATGCCAGATAATTAGCCAGTACGCCCCGAAAAGAAATTGCATTCCTGAACTTTGCCACTGCGGTGTTAGTGGCGTTCGCTGCTTCCGTTTCGATCTGGTCAGCTACCTCCGCCGTGTCGGTTTGTAGGGTGAAAATTACTGAAATGTTGTTTACGTCTGGGATTCCCGTGTTCGTTTCAATTTCAGTTCGCACCAAAAATAGCGAATCCTGGTAAGGCAGAAAGGTTGTGTTTTCAGAAACAATCTCCTGCGAGTGTGCAAATAGGCTGCACGCTAACAGCAGGGAGAAAAGGAAATACTTTTTCATTTGGTTGTTATTTTTCGATTATCAAATTCATCATTAGTCCGTTCGGGCTTCCTGTTATGCTATTTACGTCTGGCCTTATTCGTTGGCCGGTCG